ATCTACATCAATTCCATAAAATTGTGGGTGAGCTAAAAACTTCATAGCTAGATTTAAATCAGCCATTAAGATAACGATTAGGATAACCATTGTTAACATATCAGTATCAGCTAATGGAGTGAGTAGGTAATTAGACCTAACCATATAAGTAAAAGGGATAACGCCAAATGGGTTGATGCCTTCATTCTCGATCATGTCATTAGAAATTATTCCACCCTCATTATCGATAGATATAAATTCGTCGTTTGAATATAGCCAAAACCTCTCACCTGAGCCATAACCGCCCATAAACTTGATACCGACTGTCATCTTAAGTGGGTTTTTCGGGTCATCACCATAAGCTAAAAATTGTTGCCCAGGGATTGGTCTTGCTTTAACTTCTTGCTCGTCTTCGTATAACTCAGCTACTAAAGACTTATAAGAATTAAAATTCTCGTTATTCTCCGTCCATAGGTTGTCAGCATCTAACGCTTTCTCATATGTTTCTAAGAGATCATTATCGTTTTCGTTTTCAGGAGTTCTAGTAGATCCCTCTGAATAAAGTTTACTTAATTTAGATACTACTTTCTTAAAGATATTAATCGGAGCTATTCTACCAAGCACTTGCTCGTAAGAGTTCTTGCCTAATTGGTCTTCTAACGCAGCCTTAACGTAGGTAAGTAAGTCACCCTCGCTGATATCAAATAGCACTTTGTTATGAGCGATCAATGACTCGTGTGCTTTTATGTGGTCTAGGATTGCGGGTATCTTATCTTTTAACGCCATGTAACTTCCTTGTTTGTCTTTAGTAAGCATATAGTACCATCTCTGGTTGTCAAATACTACGTTGCCTTGAACGACCCAGCGAGACGAGTGGAGCTATAGACCAGCATAAATAACCAAGGGCATCACTAATATGAGTTAGATTTTTCTCTGGCCCATCGTCTAGGTCGGTGCCATTGTTTTTCCAGAAGACTCCCTCTAGGTCTGCGATTAGTTTCTTACATCTTGGGTGGATTACTATACGCCCCTGTTCAAGCAGCCTATTGATGTTGTTAACTCTATCTCTTACATATGGGTTTTTAGTGCCAATAACATTAAAACCCGATTCTTTTAGGATAACCATATCGGATTTACCCGATGTTTTTCTACCCTTGCACGTAGAGTCAGGATAAATACTGGCCCCGGTATAACCGCCGACCTTTAAAGCATTGCACATTTTAGGAGTATCTGAATTAGGTAAATATCTCTCATCCTCTATATAGAAAGTGTTATTAACATACTTAGCGACAATACTGGTCATCGGGTTGACGTTGAAGTCCATCCCTATCATGGTTGTGCCGAATCTCTCAGGAATAAACTCATTAACATTGTCTTCTGTAAATGCATAATACACTGCACCATCGTCACTGTCTGTAAACTTACCATGTAAGAATCTGTCTCTATCTTTCTCTGCTAGGTCTTCTAATACTTCTTTTACATAATCCTCATCGATGTTTTCTAGGTTGTCCATGGGGTTCATAACTATAGAGACATACTTAGATGAGTCTACTAACTCTTCTTTCTTAGGGTGGAAGTGCTTTATAAATAAATGATAAGACCAATGCTTTTTAGACGGTGGGTTTTCATCGTAATAAACTTTCTTAGTGAGATCATTCTTCTCTGCCAGCCTGGTAAGGGCTAGTGATATCGAATCAAGAGATAACTGCGAGCACTCATTAAAATAGATGGTGGAGTACTCTTGCCCTAAAATCTTCTCTGTACGTTGCTTATCATCTAACCCACCTATCCAAATTTCAGATCCGTTAGAAAGCTTTAAATAATAGTCAGTCCCCTTCCATTCTACTTGTAAATCAGGGAAGCATAACGAGATAACTTTGGGCATTGTATCGAGCCAAATAGATCGTTTAATGTGGTTAAATTTCTGTCTTAAAATAACGTGTCTTGATTTCTCTCTGCAAGCCCTAACTATTACAGCATAACAAGCGATAAAAGTTTTACCCGATCTCGAACCACCATATAGCATTATATGACGAGCTGCCGACCCTAGTAGTTTGATTGCCTCAATTTGTTTAGGGGTTTTACTAAAGGGTTTCGTCATCTTTATCTATTTTAATTCTGTTATCAGTTATTGTATGGGCTTGCTCTGTTTTGTCTGCCCATTGGCATAGATTCTTAAGACAGAAGATCAACATCACTCGGTCGCCCCTCTCTGCCATTTTCAATGCTTTTTGAACTAATCTCACCTTGGTTGGCGATAGTTTCAGCTCGGCATATTCCATGAACGTGAGATTATAACGGTTTCTGATATGGTTTTTAAGCGTGTTGATGTGAACACCTAGAAGCTCAGAACATACTATAGCGTTAGACTTAAGCGCTAGTAACCCGTCTAGCTTGTCCCAACTAAAGGGTGATTTTGTTAAGTTGTATTCCTTTTGTTGAGTTTCAGACATTACTGCTTCCGAAAGATAATGATTACTTCTTTTATTTCGTCCTCTGCGCCGTCTCCTACCCCTGACATCTTAGTGGCCCTTTTTTCTATCACACTAAAGCCAACCCTCTTCCCTATCTTAATAGCTTGCTTGTCGAGATCATACTTTTGATTTCCTACCTGCAGCGCAAAGTGTCCACCTTTATCCAGTGCTGAGTATGTTTTGCTCAATAGCGCGGTATAGAATCCATCAATGAACTCGTCGTAAGTTTTATATCTGCTGTGAGCTTGATCGCCCCCTATATATGTTTCCCGATCGAAGTAAGGAGGTGAAGTGAGCTCAAAGTCAAAATAAGAATCTTCTAACTCAGTGTCCTCGTAAGGACTATTTATAATAGTTGCTTCTTTCCCGTGATAAGGCATTAGGTCGTTATGCATCTCTCGAAGTCCACGACAGGTTAAATTTGATGCGTCTACCCCCACATACTCTACTGCCGATGATAACGCAAACCCAAGATATCTGCCCCCCCACCCATGACAAGGGTCTAGCACCTTCCCGCCTATTGCGAATTCGTTATAAAGCTCTGTTGCCAACTCTACTGGAAAATCTAATGGTGCTTTGTGCCCTGCCATCGGAACGCCCAGCACTGAAACAAATCTTTCTAGAGATGGCTTCTCTTGCATGGCAAATCTTATTCTATCTACCGACACTGTACCACTTGAGATTTTATCCAGCAAATCAAGCACGCTACCGTTATTTCCATCCCCTGAGCACTCAACTCTATGAGGCTGATAACCCATTGTTGCACTCCGTTTGATCTTATCGCCTAAATGCAACGCCCTTAAGAACTGTATTTTGAGATAAGGCTTGTTAAATGATTGGCAAAATAAATTGTAATCGCTTAACGCTGCCACGCTCTCCCTTATGGAGTCAACCCACTCCACCCACGCTTCTTTGAGTGATGTCTTCTCCTGCTCGGACAATGATGGCTCTTTCGGATCATCTACCTCTATTTCAGGAATTCTCATATTCTCTATTCCCAATAGGTCAACTTCCGACGCTGAAAGATCAAACTCTTTTATCGCGTTATAAATATCGTGAAAATCTAGCTCCGCCCATCTCGCAATTTCATTATCCGCCGTTAAGTGTCCATACTCTTCCGCCTCACTTTCAAAGTCCTGATAGATAACAGGCAATTCTTCCATGCCGATAATCTTAGCTGCCTCTAATCTGGCGTGACCACAAACCACAAAGCCGCTTCTTTTCGATACGGTCAATGGTTCTCTAAAGCCCCTATGCTCGATAATCTTAGCTAATCGCTCTAATTGCTCGATACTATGTCGGTTATTATTACGTGGAGATGGGATTAATTTTTCAATGGGTACTATTTTGAAGTTGTCTTTCGACGTTTTGATTACAGCCACTAGCCTATCCTTGGTAGTTACAAACTAGTGTTCAGTATAAGTCCGTATATGAGACTAAGTCAACTAGTGCCCCACTCTATTAGGATAAACCCGTCTCATCTTCTTCCCCGGTTCTTTCTTATAACACCTACCACATGCACAGCCGTACATCTTGGCAAAGTGCTGACCTAACCAATAGCTGTCTTTATAGGATTTGACATGGATGCCGAGTTTACAAAGTATCTTCATTTCTTATCTAGTATTTTACAAGTCGGGCACTGATAGAGTAAGTCTGCGTAACATAGTTTTCTTAAATCACTCATTCATTCTCCTGCTCTTCTATGCTACTCGCTGGGATATAAATAAAGTCGTAAATGTCCTCGACCAGCCCCGTCTGGTTAAACCAAGTACTGCCCCTGTTTAGACTTATAAGCTCATCTATATACTTAGTTATTTTTGGATCTCTTGGCATATATCTTTTGTCCATTCTCCTCTCCTTAAAGTCGTGGAGGCTAGCGCACTCCATTCTACCCCCATATAATACGCGTTATATGGGGCTACCCAGACCTAGACCAAGACCTAGACCAAGACCCAGACCAAGACCAGGACCCAGACCCAGACCTAGACCAAGACCTAGACCCAGACCTAGACCTAGACCCAGACCTAGACCATTTTTGCTTTTTGCCCCTAATCATTTTAATCTACCGAAGCTCTCAATACAGCCCTTTGAAACGTAGAACTCATCAACACCAAGGCTCTGCTCGTCTGAATAGTTTTTGTCTGAGAACTTGCCCGTCTCGTAAACAATTGCCGGGTTTTTGAGTAGAATGCAGTAGTCGTTGA